TCGGGCACGGTAACCCCTGCCGGTCGCTTGCGTAACCCTGGCAGACCACTCGATGTTTTTAGTAGTGGTTTTTAGCTATCCAATAGCTAGATCTTCTTTTACAACGACTTACCTGTTCCTGTGTGCCCTTCGTTTTTTGTTAGTTGTACACAGTACAAACCTTCTCGTTATTGGCTAGTATTGCCAAATGTAAGCCGTCCACTTCTCCTCTTCCATGGTCATCCTATTTGGTCGTTTGACCTATCACTTTTTACCTCTGTATAAACACAACACATAACATAAAATCACAGTTACACATTGCACAACCCCGCATGTTTTTAATATTTACTAATCTGTTTGAAAACGGGGAACTTGTTCAATGACCTTACATACGTCCTCATCCAATCGACGAGGGTTTGGCGGAGGTCGTCTTTGACGACAATCCCGCCGGTCATTATGCCAGTTAACATTCTATCTAGAGCCTTCTTCTCTATCCAAGAGAGTATCACGGGGTGGTACTCACATTCAAATTGATTGGCCCCTGCACTAAGCCCATCTAATATATCGCATAGTTGGCTATCATTTATGTACCGCCTTAGGCTTGCGATGTGCGAAGCTGCCTGCATACTTAGATCCGGGTATGGGCTAGCAGCTATAGCCACTGTAGCCGCAGACAGAGTGGGCAGGCCAGTGGCGAGCTTTGCATTGGGGAGGCTCCGATATGGACTACTGCTTACAGCAGCCATGATGCACCCCATCACGCCCCTAGAATCCTGCGTGCGCTTGCCTAAGACACCTCGAGCAATGGTATCCAACAAATCCTCGAATCCTGCGTCGGCACTCTCACCATCCATGAGCGCGTCATACCTCCGCCTGTCGCGCCTGACTGTGCCAGGCTTCAGCCTTTCTAACCAGCTCCGAAGATCCCGCTCATGCACCCTCAGGCACTTAATCCGGTCCTCTTGCCGTAGGGAATCCGTGACATTGGTGGAGTGCAAAGCCTCGACTATGCTATCATAGTTGAAACTGCTCTGAAGCCGCCTGCTCATCACCTTAGCCCAGTCCGTGGACATGTGCGACGGGACACTTTCCTCTAGCGCCTTGCTGGACAGCACCATAGACGGGATGGCTTTTATTTTGTCCGACGGCCCAGCCGCCGTCATCGGTGGTCCTATGTCAAGTCCGTTGTCCAATGAAGACTTCAGTAAGGCACCGACGGGGATTGTCAATGCACCACTCACCAGCTTCGCGCGGGCAGCGTAGGGAACTACGGCTTCCCACAACACTTTGCTACCTTCCTCCGTATAACCACGCCGATGTAATATGGCAATCTGACTACTCAATGCGTGGGCACGCTCAGCCGGAGCCACCACCTCGGTACTCTGTATCGGTTTCACTATCAACGTCCCGACTGCTCTCGCCAGATAGCCTTGGCACCCTTTGGACGTGTACACGACGCGTAGGAACTCTCCCCTACTTGTGTCAAACATTTGCTTGGATGGTTGGAAGATCAGGCCGGTTGACTGCATACTTTCATACATAGCCATGGCCCACAATCGACTCTTATTCGATATCCACACATCGTCTCCCTGATGCAAGTTAAACTCATCCGTCGGCCGGAGGTTCAAATTCTCGCTGACCCAGCGCCTTGCCACCCTATAGTAGCCTACGTTCAGTGTAGTGTTTATAAAGTTGGTGCCTCGCACACCAGAAAACATACCTTGAACAACTCGCTGGGCAACGCGCTTGACTCCAGGAAACTTGCACCATTGGTTCAACATGGCAGCAGCCACCCAATCGCAGGCAGCTACCTTATCGTCGTGGTGGCCCATCGTGCGCAGACGTGCAGATAAACATTTGAAAACCAGACTCTGAGCTTCGAGGGTGTGTTGGTAATTGAAGTCTGAGTAGTCGATCATGGTGCACTCGACCTCCGAACTTTCCACCTTCCTTAGCCGTCTGATCATGGCCACCAAGAAATCCATATCCGTCAGCCCGCTCTCAATGCCATCCACATTGTATAAGTGGTCCTCTATATCATCTAACACGTACGATGAAATTGCATAATCCACCGGCTCAGTGCCATATATTGCGCGCGCTTTCCCCATTTCATACTTCTCGCTAGCCGTGGCCTGAATACGTGGAGGCTCAGCCATCCACGCAACCATCTCCTCTGTCGTAAGGCTCTCGAAATATGCGTGTTTGTTAACACGGGAGACGGTGCCATCGTTCATCTTCATGCGTTTCCCACCAGTACTTCCCGACGAAACCCACACCTGCCGGGTCTCAACGTAATCCTTCCAACTCGGGCTGCGCCTGGGTGCAGTGACAAGCTCGGACATTATCGTGGTGAGCTCTTCTTCCAAGAGCGCACAATATACAGAATTAGTCACGTCGTTCTTCCTCTCATGGGTCGGCAGTCCCAAGTGCACGACTTGGTTGGTACGCTTGCTTTCCTCTTCTGCCCAATCCGAACGATTCTCCGAGCGGCCAACCGCAAGCTCCCACCCTGAACACTGGGTAACCTCCTCTAGTGTTGCGGGGCTGCCGTCAGGCCAATGAGCCGTACGGCGTAGAGCAACGCTCAGATTCTTCAACAGTGTGCTGTAACTCGCCGAATCCAGACAGCAATAATCATAACGGTCCAACAGTTCAAACACTCGTGGGTGGCTCGGATTACCTATCAAGTGGATGAGCAACGACGTGATAGTTACGTTGCTGAGCCTGATGGAGAACAGAAAGGACCACTTGTCAAAGCGCGCTCGCAATTCCGGATACCTGCGCATGTGCCATATCAAATCAGCAGCCGACACATTAGTTTTGCCCTTATCAGCCGCACTGGACCATTGCCAAATTTCGTTTAGGTTGGCGATATCTCCTCTCTTATTCACCCGCCCCCAATTTATGGACACATAATAGCCAAAATGCTTCTTGCACAAACATAGATCAACTACACAATTAACACAAAGATCGGAAATTCCGACCGACTCCACCGGACTCCGTTGTATAACACATTTTGTAAAATCACCCCACAACTGCATACATTTTTTGCTCGCCCCCAGCTGATAATTATCACTGTTAACATTGAACCATTCATCATACAATTCTTCACTCATCAACTTACCATGCTTATACCACTCAATCTCTCTCAACGTCGACAACAAACAAGTATGGGGCTTAAGGTATATGGGGCTAACCACAATAGAACTAACATCCCCAGGACGCAGACGAACTGGTCCCGCGGCTTTCTTATCACACGTCACATTCACACGCTCACATACTCGGCAAATCAAACCGGACTCATCCATTCTAAATTGCCTCCTAAACTTCTTGTTCACGGAAACCACTATCCCTAACTTATCTATCGCCTTACAGCCAGGCTTTTTAACATACGTTGCGCCCCCCGATGGCGGCTGGTGAGTGGCACCCACTATCCGCCTAGTGAGTGCCCAGATCAGTTTCCCTCTTGGGCGCTGTCATCCATTGACGCACCCGCCGCTTGCTTATTGCCCCCTGCCCCAAATAGGAGGCTTGACATATCAAACTGGGTGATGGCGATTTCACCCAACTGCGGAGCGAAGCGGGTTGAGAACCCAGCAGCGCTAACCACGTCCGTGCGACTATTACGGAGCCAATTCTGAAACACGTCGCCGTCCATATCGCTTGCCAGAAGAACCGGCCCCAATGTACAGTTACGCACCCAGTCGTACGAAATAAGTGTCCCCGGCAATATCGCAAAGATGTCCACGTTGTACAGCGGTTGTAGATCATCCTCGCGGAGCAGTTCACGACCATATATCACGTGACCGCTATCCGACCGGCTGATTGTCTGAAAGCTGATTGGCATAGCATCGCCACACCGCCAATCGCCGCGAACAGTGTTGATGAAAAGGGCCCCATACACTTGATAAACGAAAGTCGACTGGGACTGGGTGGCTTGGACGTACTTGATGTCTCCCTCATGTACGTATACGCCCCGGCTCGCCGCGGGCCCGGCGACGAACATTTCGTTGCCCATGTTATACACAGGATTGGGCCCCGAATAGCCCCACTCCAATATCCATGAGTAAACTGCCCACTCCATGCTCAGTACCAGAACAGGGTATGGGACGTGCCTATGCCAAATATGTTGCCAGCCATCATTCAACTCCATCACCCGGTGCTCGAAGCCATTGCTCCAAGAAGTTGTTGAAAAACACCGCCAATGGATGCTCATCCCACTGAAAGCAGCAACGACTAACGTCGTGCTCATATGCAGCAGGGTGCATTCCCGGCCCGATGCAGGGTAAAATAGCTGGTTGATGACATGGGTCGATAAGGCAGGGTCTCGTCCAGCCCACATAGTGAGCTCCCTGCCCGTGATGTTAAAATGATGAAACACGGTCGAAGTGGCTAGTGAAACCATAGCCGCGACGGCCGCACCCAGTTGGACCATACCTGCCACCTGCAACCCAGCCAAGGCAAAAAACTCCGCCTCGAAGAAGAGTGGGTTGATAGTCGACGTCCAGACAGCTTGCAGTAGCATCCACACCATATTTCTGCCACGCGGCCTAGGAACGCTAAAGCGCTCGAACTCGAGGCAGGACGACATGTAAATGTGGTTGCCCACTCCGATAACTTCCACCATACCGTTGATCAGCATTGAGGCACGTATGAAACCTCTGACATAAGCATGTCGACAACTATAATGCTTGACCACCTTCTCGGCGAATGCGAGCAAATCACTGATACTTACCATACCTGGCCCAGGATTCACGATCGGTGCGTTGTCCCACAATGCCCAGTATATTGGTGGGGTGCGGATGTTGTGGTGTATGGGCACATTGGCCGGCGCCCCTATGTTGAAATAGGCTGGCCCAGCTGATACTGCCATCATGCAACGCATGTCCTGAACACTAACCCAACGGTTATCGAAACACAACTTGCCCTGCATCACGGCATTTGTCACTTCATTAGTAGCAGCGGCGATGTCTCCAGCCGGTGGGTTCACATTGATAAAAGCTATATAATCCGGCTGATTAGCCGCCACAACAGCGTTTATGCCTAGTCGTTGCAAGAAATACAAATAATCCACCATGAGGTGGATGATGGTGAAAAGCCCCATTAGATCGAAATCTTGCGCCGCTTCCGACAACAATGTGGTGATGCGGTTAGCCATAGTCATCTCCATAATCACCTGCCCTCGGAGGGCCGATGACGTTGGCCGAAATTCAGCCAAATTGTTCTTGATATACTGCGCCTGGATTGCCGGGTCTACCTCCCCGATTATGACCGGAGGGGCAAAAGTCAGCTGGGTCCTGCGGGTTGGCGCATCCTCGGGGTATGTACGGTTGAAATGGGTGGTGACTCGCGCCATTGGGGCATCACCGCGCAGCGGCGGCATGGAAACTATACCGGTTATCACTATCTCTCTCTCTTGCACGTCAATCCTCTCTGGCTGCGCTGTCAACAACTTCCTCAACCCGGCCAAAATAGTTTGGGTTTGCTCGGGGCAGCTTCCGACGGGGAATGCTACCACATTGTTCGGCACGACACTTGATCGGCCTATCTTCTGCAAATCGTCTACCTGGTGGTACTCGCCTGTAAATGGGGTGGCGGGGACCGGGACGCCTGACATCGCTAAAGGCGCTACACGCGGCCGGCTGGCAGAGTTACCCGGATACCTCACTGCTGGAGCGCCCGAAACTACCGCGTTAGCAGCAATTGAGAGCACTGACCCAGTTGCCGAGGTGCTAGGCACACTACCTCCGGACGCGCCGCCCAAACTAGCCGAGCTAACGGGACCACGAACGCTCGAAGGCCCCGCTGCCTGGCTGTCAGCATCAACCGGCATGTCGTTCACCGTTCCTGATACGTCCATAGGTTCAACGACGGTCCCCACAAGCATTTCTTCCCCTCCGGTATTGGAAGGGCCAGAAGCAGTTGGGGCCAATGTGGAACTGGACGCATCTACAACTGCAACATCGCCTGGAGGTACCCCCACACAAGGTGCGATGAGCACCAGCTCACCGACCTTAGCGGTAGTAGACTCCATCACTTTCTCCTGCATCTTCGCCTCCGCGTCACTCACCCCATTTGGATGTCCACTAGCTTGCTTGGGGACAGGGGTGGTCAACGCTTTCGGCACTCCTCTTCCTCGCCCTACCTTAGGCGTAAGCGCCATATCCTGCTGACCATTCATTTCCTTCGTCTTCGCTTGCTGTCTGGTTATTACCATTAAACAAGTAGAAGCGTTTGAAATTGGATGGCCTAACTGAAAACACTTGAAAACACCGAAACCTTGCCGCCCTGAAAAGGGCGATTGGGTAGTTCTGAAAAGAACTGTTTAATTCACTTCAAAGACACTCGAAATCTAACGTCCTGAAAAGGACGCGACGGAACGCTTAGAAGAACGCCTCACACAATGGTTGTATGAAATATAAGATAGCTCGAATAAGGTGCTCAGGGACCTGGAACTTGGAATATCGCTTGTTAATATCACTCGTCAAAATCGCAGACTCACTACAGGTATAAACACCCGCCCGCACCTGTACGACGGGACTGTGCCCCTGTAGCCTTTGGCAGCCGTTGCAGTCTCTCGGCATTTAGCAGGATTAAATAAACCCCACACTTAGCACGCCCTATCCATCAGCGGGGCGCTGCGAGCTCCCCGCCCTTAGATGACGTTTTGGCTGGCCCTACACGGGCATCTACAAGAGGGTGTCATTTTTGAAATGCATTCTCAGATTGTAGTTGCATGTTGTTATCTCCTGTTCACTCCACCTCCTCACATCGGCATCACTATAGGCCCTAGAAAGGGCCGGGTAAAAAGTCTCCCATGGTTGCTATAACCACGGTTTTTATATGCCGTTTCTACCAAGGAGTTGTGTAAGAGTGTGCGCACACCTTACACCCTCCCGAAGGAGAGTGCTCGGGTTACGCTGCTTGGTTACCCAAGCAGCTGACATCAGTCCGACCTCCTCCCACAGCCAGGAGAACTGTAGAAGGAGGCTACGCTAGGGCTAGCACCTGCCCGTCGCAACGATCCCCGGCCGGCCCAAGGCATCCGCAAACAAGGACCCGCACCGAGAATCGGGTGCCACATAGACCAGACCCTTTTGGG